TTGCATTGATACCAACTCACCACCAACTCCACCGAGAGGAGTTTCACTATTCCAATTTGTTCCATCAGATGTTAATACATTTCCATCTACACCAGCACTAGGCAATCCAGCGGAAGTCGGTGCTATCCAACTTGGATTTGCATTGGGGCCATTGGTTTTCAATAACCAACCTGATGTTGCAGGTCCTAGTCTTGCCCAATTCCCACCATCAAAATGCATAATATCACCTTGAGCATCACCACCCAAAGCTATCTTTGAACCACTAATTGAATTATCTGCTATATCTGTTCCTGTAATCGTTAAATTTTCTATTTCCTGTGAACGAATTGTTCCTGGATAAATTGATGCATTGGTAATTGTTTGTGCATTTATCTTAGCTTCTGTTATTGCATCATCAGCTATTTTTGCAGTAGTAACATTTGCATCAGTAATTTTTGCTGTTGTGATTGCGTTAGCTGCAAGCTTGGCAGTTGATATTGCAAGATCAGCTATATCTCCTGTTGCAATAGTTCCATCTAATATTTTAGTTGATGTAACTGCACCTGTCGCAATCTCTGTTGCTGTTACCGCATTAGCTGCTATTTGTGCATTTGATGCTGTACCACTAAGATCCCCACCCATAGTGGGATCAGAAGAAATACTACTAAAAGAAAGTGTACCAGAACCATCAGTCTTTAATACTTGACCAGCACTTCCATCACTAACATTCAATTCTGTAATACCAACTTTATTGGCAGCTATTTGAGCATTAGAAGTTGTACCACTAAGATCACCACCCATATTGGGATCAGTAACAACAGTTGTAAAACTAATCGTACCAGAGCCATCAGTTTTGATTACTTGACCAGCCGAACCATCTGAAAGATTTAACTGTTGAATGCCAACTTTATTTGTAACATTACTTAAATCTTCTCTTGCTAATGGATGTCCTCCAACTTGCGAACCGTCATGTACAACAGCAGTATCTTTTGTTGTGTCAACCGTTACTTCACCATCAGCCCCAGTAAAAGTACTATGTTCATTTGTTGTACCTCTTCTTCTTTGAACTCTCTTTGCCATATTATTTCTCGCTTATCTTTAGTAAAAGATTCTTTATTTCTTGCATATCATTTTTTAAAGTATTTATATCATTCACACAACTTTGTAAAGTTGATTGTTCTTGTAGCTTCTTATCTCTTGCAAGTTTATATTGTTCTAATGCATTTAGATCAGTATTTAATACTGCACTAGAAACATTATCTCTAACAAATTTATGTTCACTCATGCCATTGCTATTGCACGCATATCTTGAATCCTCGGTACTTTTGTTGTGTTCGTGCTTGTCATTACAATCTTAATTGCAAAGTTTTTAAATGTTTTATAAGTAGCACTACCACTAACATATTCAACAGTAGTTGTTGATGGATCAAATTGATATTCAAGAAATTCATCTTCTGTTAATGCAACAGTATTAACTTCTGTTGATTGAGTCATTAATTTCCAAAGTTTATCATCAAATGCCTCTGGATCATATGCTGATAATAATTTATAATAAACATACACATTTGTACCAGCTGGTTTATTCATTGTTAAGAATACTGTTAAATCAGAAGCATCAAAACCATCTGTTAATGTGACTCGTCTTGAAACATACTTTGCTATAGCACTTCCACCAGAAGATTTATCTCCTTCATCAGTAGTTAAATTATTAACTAAGTTTTCTATTGCAATAACACCCATTCGTTGTGTATCAATAAGAGGTGTTATATGTGTATTAGTAGAAGTTAATGATGCTTTTCCAAGAAAAGATCCTACTGTTGTTGTAATATGCTGTTGATCTTCAAATGCCTGATTTTTATTCTGCACAAGATTTGCATAAGCACTACTCAAAACATTTTGACTTTGATCTGTCGTTTTAACTGCCCATGTTATATTTGTCGAATCAGGAATAATCTCTTGAGTACTCAACTGCATAACATCCATCTTCATTGTTGTTGAAGTCGAATTTTGAAATACAGCTTCAGCTGTACCACCAATTGTAAAATCACATCTATTTATTTTAAATGTCAAATCTTGATTCTGATCTTGTTGCCAAGTACTTGCATTTTGTGATTTAAACAATACACCAGAATGAGGTTGTTTAGAAACCTTTCTTGTAGAACCAATTATATTCTGACCAAGCTGAGCAAGAAAACATTCATATGCACTACTATTAGATAATATAACAAGTGCATATTCACCCGGAGCTAAATAAACAGGTGATGGAAATACCCAATTAGTTGCTGCTGATCCATCATCACTTATGTTAATTTGAGATGGTGATTTACTTATATCAGAAAATGGTGCAACTAGAAGGGTTGGAAACCCAGCTTCTGTTGATCTAATACAAATATTAACAGGAACATTACCTGCATCTTTTGCTTTAAAATATAGATCGACATCTGAAATAAAAACACCATCAGGATATAATCCAGAATCAACAACAAATGTCTGAGCCAATGGATCACCTCGTGGAGGTGCAGCCCATCCAATCGTAACATCTCTATCAAATCGTCTAGTAGTTACAATTGCTTCTTGAGCAGTACCCATATCTCCAACATGGAGCCGTGGTATTCTTGAAGAAAGAATTACATTTTCATTTGTTTGTAATAATCCTTGTGCTTGAAACATGGAATCTGCAAATGTATGTGCCGTCTGCAACTCACCACCAACATCATCTGTTAATAAGAATTGTCTTTCTCCTGTTCTGAATACCAATAATTGTGGATCCTGTTCTAATGCTAAATCTGGACAAGGTAAATTAAATACCAATCCACTAATAGAACCACCATCATCAGTATAAATTGCATCACCCGCCGAACCACCACTAGGAGTACAGTAAGCTGCTATAGATGTTTTATCAAAGAAAGGATAAACTCTTGTATTTGGTTTTAATCCAGTAGCAGTAACAGTAATATTCTGAGCTCGAATGTAAGGCATAATAGAAAGATCAACCATTCGTTCACCAAGACTTTGATTAACTGTATCAGAACCAACAATTTCAGTTCGTATACCTTGTCGTGATTGTAATTGATCTACAGCAAAAGTTTGTCTTTGTACTAATGCTCTACCTCTCCATTGTGCTTCACCTCGTGAAACAACTCTTTCATTTCTTCCTGTTCCAATATCTTGCCAATCATTCCATTGACTACCCCAACCAAGACCAGCTAATGCTTCCCATGCATCATGTTCTCCAGTTGCATTAACAATAACATCTGGTCTATTATTTTTTGCAACCCAAATATCACTAGGTGGACTAAGATCAACAACACCCTGCCAATGTTGAACATCAAAAGGATTGACACTAACAAAAGTAGTTGCTTGTGTTTGTGTAATAAATGCTGTTGAAGAATATGGTAATGTAATTAAATCACCAGTTTTTTGTACACCCGTTGATGAACCAGATGCATAAGTTAAATCTGATAAATTAGAATAAAATGGAGGTCGTAACAAACGATTTTGAAAATCAATTGCACATTTATAATCTTGACTAAATACATCTCCAACACTATGTCCTGCATAGTCATCAACCAAGATTCCATTTTTAAATCTTTCTAATCCAGCTGCATCTTTAATAACCAATGCTTCTGCATCTTTTTCCAACAAACTTAATGCAGTATAATATTCTACATTATTTAATCGTCTTTCCATCTTACCAATATCTTTCATAGTGTATCTTTTATTCTCAAGATATACTGCTGTCACATCTGTTGGTTTAAATGTATATGATGGAATTTTCAATTCCCATAAATTCATGGTTGCGTCTAAACGATATGGTGCAACAGGATTATCATTTGGTACTCCTTTATGTACACCAAACTTTTTATCTTTACTTAAAAAAACTGTATCAATTCTTGGTTGATAATATTGATAATCAGCTTGCCAGTTTGTATTTGGATATGGAATTTCTGAATTTTGCATAGCAGTTCCACCATCTGCACGGCGTGGTCTAAAATCAATAGCATCTCGCAATTCTATTTTAGCACCAGATGTAGGACTTGTAAAAGATGGAATGTCTACATAAGGATCAGTCAATCCACTTGATGTATATGAATCAACTGAAAAATATCCTTGACCATTATGAGAAAAATAATCTGTAACGATTAAAATTCGACCAGTTGGTGCTGTACCAGATAATTGCATCCTAGCATGATCGTAAAAATTATCCCGTTGGCCATCATCCAAAGTATAACGGGAACTAATCTCTGTATCACCAGCTGCAAGACTTACCATTGTTGCAGTATAAGAATTTGTTCCACCAGTAATAATTTCTGTTCCTGCAAAAGTTCCTGACGTAACAACAAATGTAATAGTTGTTAATGGAGTATGTGCAATAACTGTTCCCTTTGCTCCAGATGTTCCACCTGTAATTGTTTCACCAGCAATAAAAGTTCCTGATGCACTTGATACGGTTAATGTTGGAGGAGTTGCATCTGTAGAAGTTGAACCAGAATCATAAATTGCTTTAATTGTATTTACATCAGATATTGCAATAGAATCATATGCTAATGCCGTTGTATTTGGTGATGTAATTGTTTTTGTTCCATTTTTTACAAGAGTTTTTGTTTTTTCTTGTTTTGCATCTAAATTCATAGTTGCAACAAAGTCAGCTGTAAAAGTATGATTCTGACCTGTATTTAATGTAACTGATTGACCATTACCAGCAACTGTAATAATACCACTAACAGCACCTCTATAATCTATAATATCACCAACTGCTAATCCACTATTGCCAGGCGTTTTAACTGTTGCATGATAATGACCCAATTTATTTGTATCACTTAATACACCTGTTCCAAAAAATGTTTCACCCGAACCACCAGAAGTTAAAACACAAGAACCAGCTGTTATCTGAACACCAGAAAATACTCGTTGAATTTGATAACTTGTATCAATTGCACCCGCACCATCACGAACAGTTTTAATTGTAGCCTGTGGTAATTTAAATACCATTGTATTAAAGTTTGTATCAAATAATCTTGTGTCAGCTGTGTACATTGGATACGCAATAGCACCTGAACCACCACCACCACTAAATGAAATAGATGGAGGAGATGTATAACCCGCACCTGGTGTTACCATTGTAATTGCTGTTACTACATTAGAAACAACTGTTGCTGTTGCTGTCGCCTGTGTTGTTCCACCACCACCAGAAAAAGTAACAGTTGGAACTGAAGTATAACCAGTACCCCCATCAAAAACTTTAACACTTCCAATTGTTCCGGGACTACCATTAACATGACCAGTTATATCAATATTTGCTTGCGAGTCAAATACAACAGTACCAGACAAAGGATTTTCAGGAATAATAACACTTTCCACATCACCAAAATCACCTGAAGTTAATTGAATATCATAAAGATACATTCTATACTTACGTTGTAAAACAGGTGTTGTTCCTGATACATAATTTAATTGACGAACTTTAGCTGTACCAACTTTACTAAGAGCATAATTTGCTGGACTTGTTGGAAGAATAGCCTCTACTGGTAAATTGTGTAAATCAACCGTGACATTACCTGTCGTATCAAAAGTTCCTTTAACTGTAGTAACATTTGTGTAATTACCATATTGCATTAACCGATCAAAATTACTTACTGTACTAGAATCTCTTGCACGATCTATTGTAATATCAGTAGAAATAAGAGTTGTAAATTCATGTCCAAGAATATATGCCTTACCCGGATCTAGTCTTGCTATAAATTTTGTTGCGTCTGATCCATGATTTCTTAATTGAAGTGGAAAATGTCTTACAGTATAACTTCCAGACTCATCAAATGTTCGTCTAGCAAATGTTTCTTCTAGTTCTGAATAAACAGCATATGAATTATCTATATGTCTAACACCATTTACTATTCTAAGAACTTCAATAAAATCTGTATCGTCTGTGGAAGTTGTAGCTTTTTTAGTAAGAGTTAAAGTATATTTTAAACGATCTGCACCTGGTGCCGCATAGTTATATGCACCCTGTGCATTATCTAATAATGTACTATCTGCACCAGAATCAACAACAGCAGCTGTAACTTGAAAACCAATTCTATATGAAGGACTAGCCGTATAATGATCTAATACAAGTGAACCAGCAGCTGCTCGTACAAAATTTCCATTAAAATAATAATAACCTTCGTCATTATGAACAGCTGATCCATATCCTATTGCAGAACCTGATGCAACATGAACGGCTACTGATAAATCTGTTGCAACAAGTCTTTCTCCTGCATTAAAAATTGCTGAAGTATTAAGAGTTGCAGTAGCAGCAGCATTAGCACCACCACCACCAGTAATTGCAACAGTTGGTGCTGAAGTATAACCAGATCCTGCCGCAGTTACATTAATACCAACAAGTGTTTGATCTGCACCGACAACAGCCACCGCGACCGCACCAGTTCCACCACCACCAGTAAGAGTTATTGTAGGTGCTGAAGTATATCCTGTGCCATTATTTGTTACTGCGATTCCTTGAACTTTCTGTGTAACACCACCACCAGTAAGATACTTAACCCATATCGTATCTGGATCACCAGTAGTTGCATTGATAGCTGCAGTATTAACTACTCTTGCTGTAGTACCCGATTGAGTACCAATAATAGTCTTGCCCTGTAAATTTGCAGGTGTAATAGCCACACCATTATAAGTAGCATTTAACTTTACATAAGAATATTGAATATCAATATGAAGATTACCACCTGAAACACGACTACCATTTGCAAATATATGGTCGCCAAATCTTTTAACTTGATTTCGTAATATTGTTTGATCTTGAGTAAGTTCTCTTGCTTGAACAGCAACAGCAGGTTTGTAGAGAACTTGATGAAAATCTTTAGTTTCATCATAGTCATCAAAGTAGGGACTCTGATTAAGATTTAAATTTATATTGGTTGTCATATATTATTACCTTTATTAAAATTCAACTACTAACTTAACATCTTCAGTTTGGTCAGACGCACGATTGATTGGAGCCCTGTACTCAACATAAATTTGATCTCCACTATCATCATCCATCTCTGCACCAGAATATGTACTTGCAGTTGCAGCTGAACCACTTGCGTTTGGATTTGCAATTAAAATTACTTTTCTAAAATCATCTCCTACAGTAAAGTCCCCACCTTCAGTTCCAGTTAATCGAACATTCATCATTACATATGCACCACCCAATTCTTTCTTTGCATTTTTACCATGGCCACCCTTAGGTCCTATTCGTGGTTCAAGAGTACAACCACTTCCAGCACCACCAGTTACAGATGCTGATGCAGACCTATAAAGAGTACCAACTAAATTCATAGAAACTTTTTTAATTACACCACTAACAACACTTGAAACTCTAGCTGTTGCATTAGAACCATCTGTTGATGTGACAGTAACCGTTGGCATTACTTCATAAACACTATCACCCGCCGGATTAGTTGCCCATGCGGCGACTGTTGCAACTTTTGTAGAACCAACATAATCTACAATTGTTCTAATTTGACCACTTCCAGTTCCATCAGAAATATAAACAGACATTGTATTATATATGTCATCTGTTGCAGATGCTGTAGCAGCAAGAGTAATTGTAGTATTTGCTCCTGCTTGAGCAGTGCCAGTATCTTTTATGTATCCAGTTCCACCAGCTGTAACATCTATATGTTCTAATGCTCCATCAATACCTGCTTGTTGTACAGTCCATTGTGCCGTACCATCATTTGATGCAAGAGATTTAATAGGAATCCAATCTGTTGTTACATATTTTAAAACATCCGCTTGTTGGACTTCATACATAAATTTCCAACGATAATTATCTGCTGTTTCAATAATACTTGCAGTCTGACCAGTTGGTTTAACTGTCGAACCTGCTCCACCATAGTTACTGATACATTTATACACATTGTATTGATCTGTCATTACAAAGAATGTCTGGTCAATCTGGTCATCTTGAAGATGATTATATTCTGTATAAACTGTTCCAGAAGTCCAATCTGTTCTTTTAACAACATGAGATACATCAGCTGCACTAATTAATTTAGCAGCGATCATATCATTATGATGAATATATGGTGCTATTGTTGTGTCTATTGGAGTTGGAATTGTTGTATCTGAAGGAGAAGCAGACGTATATTGTCCTAAATCGGCACCAGACCAAGGCGATGCTTTTCCAATCATCAAATACATTTTATTAGACGAAAATGAACTAATAAATTGATCTGCGTTATAAGTTCTAAATGCGTTAGTTATAATTGCTGGCATAATCTCAATCCTTTTTTATTTATTTATAATAGTTATACGAAACTAATGTCCGATTCCATAACAATTCTTGAATTTTCGTGCGAATCTGTTATATATTTTGATATTATATCATCTTTAAAATACTCTATAAGATAAGTTCCACCACCCAAATCTTCTCTCGTTGTTGCGATTGGAGCATTAGCATGTGAACAATTAGCCTGAAAAACAGTTTTATCATTTGGTGTATATGATGGTGCAACACCAGAACGATCATATGACGAATGTGCCTCATGGAGTATATACGCACTCGTAATAGGTTGTGGATTAGCATTTGTTGCAGGAGAACCAGAATACCAATGATTTGCAGGATACGCAGGTACACCAGCAGTTACTGCTCGGGCAAAAGCTCCAGAACCACTACCACTATCAGTAATTGTTATATTTGGAGTTGAAATATAACCAGAACCACCATTTGTAATTGTTATCCCTGTAACTCTCCCACTTACAGTTCCATTTACAGTTGGTCCTGATCCAATAGTTGCTGTAGCAGTTGCGCCTGTCCCTCCACCACCAGAAATAGTAACACCAACTGTGTTTGTTGTATATCCAGAACCACCTTGAAAATACATTGTTCTCGACATTCCACCCTCTTTACCAAATTTTTGTCTATCCAAACTTCTTCTTGAAGGTGCCAATGGAAATGCACCACCAATACCACCCTGAACATCTCCCCAATCAGCCGTAAATGATATACCTAAATCTGAAACTAAACCATAATCGTCCGATTCAGTTGTTGCTAATTGAACATATAGATAATCTTCACTTTCAGCAACACTTAACAACAAAATTGGTAAATCTATTTCCCAAATATGCCAATCAGAATGACCACCATTTCCATTCTGATAACCATTATGTGGCCATGCACTTCCAGATGGATACTCAGCTAAATTTTGTTGCAGCTGCATATTCAATCGAACAGCAGGACTAATATCACCATCATGGAATATAATCGTATATGGGTATCTGTGTGTCGGTGGTAAAGTAAGTTTTAATCCAGTTTGTAGTAAACCTGTAATTACTGTTCTACCAAATAATGATAAACCGGGAGGATGCAACAATCTCTTAATATATTCTCTCCATTTATCAATAGTATTTCCTGATTTAATTACATAAGAATATGATTGGTAATAACTACTATCTTGAATATAATTTGCAGCTGAAACAAAACTATCATCACCAATCCATCTGGTTTGATGCTCATCTTCATATCCACCAATTATTGCAGTACCTGTTGCTGTTCCATCACCTTTACCTTGGAAATTTAAAATCGGTATTTGAGTATAATGGAATCCATTATTTACTATCTTTATAGTTTTAACTCCACCAATACCAGAACCACCTAATGTAATGTTTACACCTGTTCCAGTTCCACCACCTGAAATTGTTGGAATTGATTTATATCCAGATCCGTTATGTTCAAACTCAACGGCAGTAATTACACCAGAGTTTACTGTCTTAACAAGTACACTACAAGTTCTTCCGTCTATCTCTAATTTATCTGTATTGTTAATTGTAAGTTTATCACCAACAACATAACCAGTTCCACCAGAAACAATAGTCGCTGTTGTAATACTTCCAGATGTTAACGATTCAACAAGCAACTGAGCTCCAGCTGCTCCTGCACCACCACCTGTTAATGCAATATTATCATCTATACTATAACCATTACCAGGATTCGTAATTGTATAACCAGTAACCATTCCATCAAGTTTAAATGTAAGAGTTCCGTCAGTTATTGTTTCGTTCGCTTGAAATACTCCAACCACTTTTGAAAGATAAATTGTTGATACTTCAAATGTTCCGATTTGTTCTTTCAGAATTAATTCAATAATACCAGTAGCACCAGAAGTTCCACCCGTAATAGTTTTTCCATTCATATTAAAAACGGCTGATGATCCACTTGTATCAATACATCTTATAATTTTATCTTTAGTATATCTTCCATCTGATACACGAAGCATATCAACAGATGGATAATAAAACTCAATCTCCTCCTTATATAATATCCTAAATAAAAATTCAAAAGATTTTTCACTACCTTTAGAACGATAAAAATCTCTAAGACGTTTTAAAAGAAATGGTTTATTTACATTAGCAAAAACTGCCTCTGGAACATCACGACCAAATTGTTCTTTAAAATATTGTAAATAATCATCTACTGTTTTATCAATATTAAAATAATTTTTTAAATTACCAATAACCTCATAAGGCTTACCAGTTTGTTCCATGTACTCATAATATGCTTCTAAGAAAGCTACAAAAGTAGGATGATCTTGTTTTACAAAATCAGGTAACTGTCCTTCTACACGAACAGAAATACGTTCATGGAACGGAGGATGTATGGGTGTGTTTGGATTACTTGCCATATTAGATTATTGTTTCTGCCACCATAGTTACTGTAATACCGGCTGCATCATTTGTATCAGTTGTTAATATTTGTTCTCTTATTGGTGAAATATCTGCATTATTTACAGATGGTGTAACTGTTGCTTTAATATTAGATGAACTATCTGAGATTGTATAAGGATTAAAATTATTTAAAACAACTTTACCAGTATCATAATCTATTGTACCCTGATTAGTTGAACCATCTAGTAATGTCATATATACTGCTGGACTATCAACTGTTACAGTTCCATTAGAATATGTTGATCTTACTAATTTTACACTTCCTAGACTATCATCTATTAACGTATATGTGTTTCCATCACTAGCAGTAAAGGCCGTACTAATAAGACTACCCTTTGTTATAGCATTACCATATTCCAATGTATATGTTGATGTTGTAGCTAATGTTGCTGGTGTTATTCTTAATTGATATTTAATAGTAGTCTTACTATTTCTTACAGCCTGACTAGTATTATCAATTTTTTTAGTTAATACAGAATAACGAAACTTCTGATCGAACTTCTGTAAATCACTAAGAAAATAAGAATTAATAGTTGAATCAATTGTTGCTTTTAACGAATCTTCTGTTGTCAATAATGTAACAGGATCATAATTAACTACAGTATCAACTATAATATAATAATAAATAGGATCTACAAGTTCGGGTATTACAGTTACCACATTAGTCTTTTTAAGAATAGATGTTTTAATATCATCTTTAGTAGCTGAACTATACGCTGCATTACCAGTAGGTTTAATTGCTATGTAAACTTTACCATATACAGGAGGATCTGCATCCTCACCACCATACACAGCAATTGATTCTATATCTTCTCGCTCTCCTAATAAAATAGCTTTATAATCATCTTTTGTTGTTGCTCGTTTTTGTGCCTGATATAATTTTGGTGCATTATGTTTTACAGAATTTATAGATTCTATAGCTGCACCACCAACTGCTGTTGTTCCAACAGTTAAAGCATAATTACCAGAAGTTAATCCTGCAACAGTACCAACAGCTGTAAACGCAGATGCTTTATTTGCTAAAGTTCCACTTGTAGTAAGATACTCAACAAATATAATATTACCATCTGCTAATTGTCTACCAATAGCACCATCACCAAAGAAAATTTCATATTTTTGATCTTCTACTTCTTGTATAAAATAAACTCTTTGTGTGGATGTAATTGTTGTAACATCTAATGCATTGCCATCTGCGTATGTAAAAACTGTTGAATCACTTGCAGAATTTTGAACAGTAATATTAATTGTTGTAGTATCTACATTTGCATTAGGTATTAAAAATCTCTGTGCTGTATCTGCTAAATTTACAGTATATGATTTTGTTAAAAGATTTCCTTCTTTAACTTCCACATTAGATACACTATATACACCAGAAACAGGATAAAGAGTGGTTGGCTTTACTGTTGTAAAATTATAATTTACTCCATCAACTGTTGAAGTAAATTTTGTATTCTTTGTTATCGTCAAAGAAGTAGGAGAACCAGAAGGAGTAAATGTAAAATTTAATTTTGCGGTTGGGGCCGTTGCAGAGGTTGGCATTATATTAAGAAGTTTTGCATGAGATACAACAGACTCTCTTAATGATGATGAATCTAAAAACATTTCATTACCAATCATGTTTGCATAGTAACCCATGTAATGGGTATTATATGCAAGGATGTCTAATAATACATCCATACCACTACCTGCAAAATCATAATCAGTAAATTGACTTTGTGCTGATAAATAATTTTTTAAATTTGTTTTAATAGAATCAAATTCTAAATCAGTAACAGCTATTTTATTACTTGCCATCTTATCTTATCCTCTCCAAGAACAATGAAACGTCTATAGGTTCTGGTGAATTTATAACTCTAAAAGTAATACCAACATAAAAACCATTTCTATCAATATCACCAGTTACTTCAACATTACCAAATTCTTTACCAAACGCCTCACCACTTCCCCTAACATTAACTGTATCTACAACAACTCTTGGTTCATAATTTCTTATACATTCAAAAATGGCCATTTTGATATCGTGTTTTGTATGAGCAGTTGCCAATGAAAATAGATATTTTTGAATACCACCATCAACTTCAGGATGAAAAAACTTATCATACTTATTAGTAAGTAATAGATTTTTCAAAGATCGTTTGATAGCTGCAACATCTTTCTTTCTTACAACGTCTTTAGTCACGGGATGCTTAGTAAAATCCAAGTCTAAATCTAACCATCCTCTAGTATGTGTAGATAATGCTTTTGTGTGAATTACAGCCATGTTTTGCCTTGTATTACGTTTTTATTTATGTTATATTATATTGTGGGTTCGGTCGGGGATCAAGATATTACTTACATAATATTATCTTCTTTTCCCTTGTCCTTTATATCTTTTCCAGCTTCGTCTTTTATTCTTATTCTTTGGCATACTTCTAGTAGAATGTCCAATAGAAGTCACTTTTTTAATCTTTTCTCGCTTGTTTTTGATTACTTGTTGAGCCATAATGATCTCCTCATGTATTTATAATAGTTTTAGTCATTTTTTTATCAAATCAGCTACATCAGCTGCTTGTATTGTATCCCAATGAAGCATATCTTTTTTGCTAGCTCGCTCCCACATTAGGTCTGATTTACTAGATTCTTCTGAAACAATTAATTTGGTATTAACGATTTTAAAATTATGTACAAGAATTTCGTTATGAGTAAGATTTTGATTCTTTCTCCAACCTAATGCTTTATTTATTTTATCTATTAATGGTTTTCTAACAAGTTTTTTTGCTTTGTCATAATAGAACCTCATAAACTTTCTTTTCGTACTACCATCTTTATCATATATAAAATTTCCTACGTCTAAAACTAGTTTAGATTTATATTTATTTTTACCCACGGCCGGACCGGTGTGAGTTTGAATACCAAATTCTTTTACTACTTCAGGAAGTATTGTCATTGAAAATTCCTGTACAATATCATTAATATCCTTTGTTAAAGCTCCTTGTCCTACAGTAGATAACCATCTTAAACCATTTCGATCAAGATAAGTATTTACATCACCTTCAAAAACAGCAGACGCTTTACCATTTAATGTAACTAACATTTCTGCATCTGTATGTAAGCCTCCAACAACACTCCAAGAACCTTTGGTAAAGCAAGGAATATCTATTCGCCTATTTTGAATACTTTTAAGTTTATTATATTTTGCAATATCTGTAACATGATAAACACCTTTAACATCATGTTCCATATCTTTTAACAAAGAGGGTGCTAATGGTATATAACCATAAGCAGCAAATTCCCATTCTTTATTCTCAATTCGGCCTGTATTACTTTTTAGTTCACTAACAAATCCTTTTTTTGGTTTCTTTTTTTTCCATGACCCCCAAGGGATAGACGCCGTGGCGGCTTCTGAAAATCCAGTATTAAAAGCTTTTTCCCATTCAGAAGCCGGTGCGCGAGCCATTATATCTTCCTATTTAACAACATAATGAAAACTTGATTCAAATAAAATTTTATAACCCATTTTATTTTCTGGATCAATAGATTCCATTTTACAATTACCTTTCATCTTTTTATATTTTTTATCTGCTTGTGGACTTATACCAACTGCAAATCTTTGTGAGTTAGCTATATCATACCAATTTTTTATTAATTCACTTTTTACTAAATTACTGGTTATAGATTTCATAAGATAACCGATTTCAGCTGAATGAGTTTTATTTAAATAAAACTCTGCATCTTTATTTTTCGGAATATCGCCGTCACCTACCATTTTAAATAACGATATAAAATATGGTGTTATTTTTGCTTTAAATTTTTTAGAATCTTCTTTAAACTTTTTTGACATTTCATCAACATTAATCCATTCCTTATTACTAGACGCATCTAAATAACCAGCTTTAATTAAAGGTTGAAACATCTTTCTATGTTTTTGAAGTTTATTTATATCTGAACTAGATACTGTATTAGCTAAAATATATTCTTGTGATGATAAACCTACTGTTCCATATCTTGCACCACCACCAGTTTGTGATTCAATTTCAAGTCTATGACCACCAGATTTTGTTTTTGTTTTTAATCTTAACTTAAAAGCATCCTTTTTTACCAGTTTTCTGCTGTGATTCTCAACATAATCAATAGAAAAAAACAGCTGTATGTCTTGATTTGAATTTTTTAATTCAAATTTTTCATATCTAACAACTTTAGCTAATCCACCTGGTGATTTATCATTTTCTAAAGTTACTTTAACATTACCACCTGGCAATTTTAAAGATACAGGATATAAATGTTTTTTCTCCCACAAATTTTGTATGCAGGAATTTAAATGATTTAACACAGCTGTATGATAATTTGCCGGAGCAGATTTTTTTTCTCTTGCTAATCTAACACAATCTTTTAATTCTGTTATACTAACATTATCAATTACCCAAACATCTGCCGGATTCCATTTATCATCTTTTGGTGCTTGTGATAAACTATATTTACTTTTAATACTTTTTGCCATATCAGCAAAGACACCATACGGGTCCGCACCAGTATCTTTTAATTGACCTTGCCTCATTATAAAACAATTAGAGTTCAGATGTACAGTATTCTCTTTATAAAAAACGAGTACTTGTTCAGTAAATACTTCATGCATTGACTTTCTTAATGATTTATTTATTCCAGCTAAATAATTATAATAATGTTTTGCCTCATTCGTAAATTGTGTATCTTTTAATGCGTATTTTAATATTGTCGATATTCCTTTTTTACCACACCAAGATTGAAAATCTGCTGATGCATAGTTACCACTTTTTTTTGTCAATTCAGAAGGAGAAAAACTCTTTAATTTATTTTTAAGATGCAAAGCCAAATAAACACAAAAGAAACCTTCTGTTAATCCTTCTGTTATTGTTCCACCTAATTTGACTTCTTTTGTTCCACCACCTTTTCCTGGCTGTCCACCAAAATCTTCATCCTTAATAAGACTGTTTAATGAATATTCCCAATCTCCCTTTTTATCAAGAAAAGTTGTAGTTTTCTTGTCATAAGATTGCATTATAATTTTTTTCTCTTTACCACCATCAATTACAGTAAATGGTAATCCGGCCTTTATCTTTTTTTCAATAATCTTAATTCTTTGCAAACCTACATATTGTCCTTTACTAGCTCTACCAGATAATATTGAAGCCGTCATTGATGTTGGCATATCCCTTTACTCCACCCGTATCCACTTCATGTCTTTAGCATATTTTATTGCATCATTCCATTCTTTCTCATTATGAAATATAGTAAACTCATCATGTGCAAGAGTATATCCAAGAACTTGTCCTGACTTCATTCGTTTTTTATGTTTCTCTGCAGCCTTGAGAACATTACGATCTTTCATATCAGCCCAACTCTTTACTTTTGCTTCCATAAATTCTTTATAAGTTGTTTCCATTAGATCCCCAATCCTTTTAATAGTTTGATGGTATTGTTTGTATTAACATGAAGAACACCAGTACCACCAGCACCCTCCCATTCTCTTATGTTCTTCTTATGGTCATCAATCAGAATAATATCTTTACCAGCAAAGTTCTGCTTCTCTTTACGTTGCACGATATTTATTTGATCGTTATTGATCTTCAAATTCTTTTGACACCAGAGCTGTTTACCTTTAATTACTTTTTTATCCTTATTACAAACAGAAGGACAGGCAGACAATATTTGAGGTTTGTGAGATTTGATGTATTTCCAGAGTTGTTTTCCACCAGACTCCCAACCACATCCAGCCCAGAACTCTGTACCGGTTCCGGCCTCACTATAAAAGAAGTCATCAATCACTCCTTGATTTAATTTAGTCGTACCAAGATGCCTTTTGATACTACCAAGTAAATCTACCAATACGCCATCCATGTCACAATATATTTTTGCCATAATTCTCCTTTATCTAATATTTATAAGTTTTATTCCCCATTCTTTTCTCAATTTGGCGATTGTTTTTTTCTCATCAAACTTGGCAAGATGAATATTTCGTTTGGGTCTAGTATAACCATATGCAAAGCCTTTCTCATATTCCAATAAATCAGCTTCACTAAAACGATACCCCTCTGGATAGAGATATCTGGCACAAAATTCAAACAACCAACGCACCCAAGAACTAGTCGTTTCACTATTCCCCATAGTAAAACCAATTACCATAGCTTCATCACGCACTTCCATATCACGTTTTAATAGTAAATGGATTATATCATGGTTGTAAAGATCAATAGCACCTGTCAAACTGATCGGACTTTTTGGATTCTCAAGCAACCATACAAACCAATTTATCTGATTTTGTTGTTTATAAGATGGTTTTTCACGCCATTTTTTGATTTCTTTTGATAAAACCACGAATTTTGACTCCTAAATGCTTGTAAAATAAGGGATTAAACAAATCGTGTCGTGCGCGCAAGTGCAAAGCATTGTAAAATAAAGCGTTATACCATTTTAAGTATTTATATTGGTATTTTGAGTCGTAAAGCACCATTTCTAAAAGCCCAGGTCGATTGTTTGTAACACCCATCAAATCAATGCGTTACAGGCCTCTATAAAGCACCATTTCTAAAGGGTTCGGTCGATTGTTTGTAACTCCTTATAAAACAATGACTTACAGACGCCGAAATATTTGACTTCTCTGGCAATATAGCGTATAATAGTCTTATATTTAATGATTAATAATTAATGAGGATTATAACAATGGAAATTAAAGCACAAAATTGGGGAGCAGTAATCACCAAAGATATGGTAACAGAAAAAGAAATAAAAAAACTTAAAAAAGATGGGGGCTTTGTTAAATGTCCAACACGAAAAGCAAAGGGTTCTAAAAATGCAAGATGGGGGCGTTGTGAATAATATGACTATTAAAGAAATGTTAACAGATATATTAGTATTGTTGTTGATTTGTTTAATGGCTTTTTTAATGATGTTTTTATAAGGAGTATAATATGCAATTAAAATTAATTGGTGCAAACCAAACAGAAATAACTTTTTTAGATGAATCACAAATTTTCTTCTCATATGAGCAAGCTGTTTGTGTTCGTAACGGGGATGGTTGTTTTGTAACAACAGAAAAATATTCTCGCACCACTTCTAAACATATTAATAAATGGGTAGCGGGTCTTTCAAATATAATAAAGATGGTTCCCCAATCTGAAATTGATAATCTTGTAAATGGAGTTTCCAATGGATAAAATATACAAACTTGAAATAGGTCGAAATCAATACGATAGAATAGCCGAAACATTTAATGAGGCAAATGGTTTAATCGCAGTTGGATATGATAGTAAAAAAGATACTGTGATTTTTACCATCTCAGAACAATTGAGAAAACGATTTGCAAAGTTTGCAAAAAAGAATGATTCTTATAAGTTCTGGGTTACGCAAATGTTCTTACCAAAAAATATAGTAAATTATGAGGTACGTTAGTATGAAGAAATTTTTAAACTGGTTAAAAGACGATTGGATGAATCACCGATTCAGGCTGTTCTGTGAATCCATTGGTTCAATCTGTTTTATTGCAATCTATGTATTGATGGCATGGTACGGCGAGTCCGTTTCTATCTTAACTATATTCTTAATTCAGATAGTTGGCTCAACGCTCCATATCATCAATGCATATTTAAGAAATAGTGTTAATTTAATCGCATTAAATTGCATAGTTATTGCAATTGCACTCT